GATTAGTAGTGGTTTTAGATTTTGGTGGAGACAAAACAGCAACTAATGGTACTTTTACCATTACGTTCCCTGATCCGTCTACGCCTGCTAATGCAATTATTAGTATGAGTTAAGGAAAAATTTTATGGCTTTAGTTATAAATGATAGAGTAAAAGAAACTAGTACAACACAAGGCACGGGCAATATTACATTAGCCGGGGCCGTAACTGGTTTTATAACATTTAATAGTGGTATTGGAACTTCCAATACAACTTATTATGCTATCTTTGAACAAGGCACAAATAATTTTGAAGTAGGTAGAGGAACTCTTTCGGGTTCTACTACTTTAGAAAGAACAGAAGTTTTAAGTAACTCTGCAGGAAATACTTCACAAATTGATTTTAATTCAGGTGGTACAAGCACATTAAATGTATTTTGTACAATGCCTGCTGAAAAATCGGTTTACCTGGATGGTTCAGGTAATCCCGTAGGAGCAGCGTCTGCTGGTTTTGCATTAGCAATGGCGGTCGCATTATAAATAGGAAAAAATATGGCACAAGATTTTAGAAATGTATTAGTTAGAACAATTGGAACATCAGATACTACATTGTTAGCAGGTGGAAACTACGATGCAGTAATTGGTATTAGATGTTGTAATATTTTAACATCAACTATTGCTGTGGATGTTAAGATTGCAAAAGGCGGAGCTGATTACTTTTTAGCAAAAGGAGTTAGTATACCACCAAATTCTGCAATTGAATTAATTCAAGGTGGCGCTAAAATTGTTTTAGATTCTACTAATACACTAGAAGCAGTTTCAGATACAGCTAGTAGCTTAGATGTAACTCTTTCTTATATTGATACAATTAGTTCGTAGGAGGAATTATGACGGCAATAATAAATGGAATCCAATATATCGGAGGGCAAACTTCTCCCGATGAATTTATAAAAAATCAAGCAGCAACTATTGATGGTGATCAAACTATTGAGAATGCTGTTCTAGCAGGTCCAGTAACTTTTCCAGGGACTGTAACAGTAACAGGTACATTAGTAATAGTATAATGAGTAAATTAGAAGTTGATCAAATAGACCCGCAATCAGGGACAACGTTAACTCTTGGAACTTCAGGAGACACGGTTGTTGTTCCGTCAGGCGTAAGTTTAGCACCAGGTGGAGGATTAACTCTTACAGGAAACTTTGTTGTTGATGGTGGCACAATAAAATTAGATGGTAACTATCCAACAGGAACATCAAATGTTGCATTAGGAAATCAAGCTTTAGAAGCAGTAGAAGCTGGTGGTATTCAAAATACAGCTGTTGGAAATCAATCACTTGAAAATGTTACTACAGGAGATAACAACATTGGTGTAGGTCATAGAACGTTATGTACTTTGACTACAGGTTCGTGCAATGTGGCAGTGGGTAAAGATGCACTTAGAACTAATACAGGTGATTCTAATGTAGCTATAGGTCAAGAAACTTTAGTTGCTAACACTACAGGTGCAAACAATACAGCTATTGGAAAAATAGCACTTTGTGCTAATACGACAGGCTCATGTAATGTTGCTATAGGTGTAGAAGCTATGGATAGTAATACTACAGGTTCGGGAAATGTTGGTATTGGTACAGATTCTTTACAAGGTAATACAGAGGGAAGTTCTAATGTATCTATTGGCGATGATACTATGAAAACCAATTCTACAGGCTCTTGTAACACAGCAGTAGGTGCTGCCGCACTATGCACTCAAAGTACAGCAAGTAATAATTCTGCATTTGGTTTTGCAGCTTTAGAAGCTAACACTACAGGTACAAGTAATGTGGCAGTAGGTAACAATGCTTTAAAAACTCAAACTACAGCAGATGGTAATACAGCTCTTGGTTCAGATACACTTTGTACAATTACATCTGGTGCTGGTGGAAATACAGCTGTTGGACAAAAAGCATTAGAAGATGACACAACAGGATTTTATAATACATCAGTAGGTTCATTATCATTATGTCAAAACACAGAGGGTTCTTGTAATGTTGCAATCGGTAGAGAAGCATTAAGAAATAATACAACAGGTGCAAATAATACAGCAGTTGGTTCTTTCTCTTTAAGAGATAATAGTTCTGGTGCAAATAACACAGCAATAGGTTTATGTGTAATGCTTTCAAATACAACAGGTTGTTACAATCATGCACTTGGTAGAAATACTTTAATGGATAACACAACAGGTTGTTATTCAACTGCTATTGGACAACAAGCATTACAAAATAGTTCAGCTACAGGAGACACAGGTAATACAGCAGTTGGTGCTTTAGCTTTATATGAAAATACATCAGGCACAAATAATACAGCAGTTGGTAGGTTAGCTTTATCTTGTAACACAACAGCAGCAGGAAATGTAGCAGTAGGTTATAACGCTTTAGTTGCAAATACAGAAGGTGGCTGTAATACAGCAGTTGGCTGTAATGCTGGTGGTACTATGACTACGGCAACAAATAATGTTGCAATGGGTAGAGCAAGTATGGGTAACACTACAACAGGTTCAGAAAATACAGCTCTTGGTGCTTTATCCCTACAGACTAATTCAGAAGGTAGTCAAAATACGGCAGTTGGATGTGGTGCTGTAAAGGCTAACACAACAGCAAATCACAATACAGGATTAGGTTGGAATGCTTTAACTGCTGGTACTACAGGTGCTGAAAATACAGCAGTTGGGTCTAATGCTTTAAAAGCTAATACAACAGGCTGTAAAAATACATCAGTTGGTTATGTGTCTTTATGTGCTCTTTCTGGTGATGGTAATGAAAATACAGCTGCAGGTTACGCTGCTGGTTGTTCTATTACAACAGGAGACAACAATGTAACTTTGGGTTATAGAGCAGGTCGTGATTTAACTACAGGAAATTGTAATATATTAATTGGTCCATCTGTTAATATTGATGCTGGTGGTACAAATACTAGTATCGCTATGGGTTATAATGTTTCAAGTATAAATAATGCTTTTACCTTTGGGTGTGGTAGCTTAGATTCAAGAATAGCTTTTGGTGCAACTTCAATTACTGCACCATCGGATCAAAGATTAAAAGAAGATATACAAGATGATACAGCGGGTTTAAGTTTTATAAATGATTTAAGACCTGTAACTTATAAATGGAGAAAAGAAAAAGATATTCCAGAAGAAATGAGAACACATGTTGCTGGTTCTGAAAAACGATATAAAAATGATAAAGTTAATCATGGATTTATTGCACAAGAAGTAAAACAAGCAATAGACAATCACCCCGAATTAAAAGATGGTTTTGATATGTGGCAAGAAGAAGATACTTTAGATGGTAGACAAAGAATTGCAGAAGGTGCTTTGATACCTATGTTAGTAAAAGCAATACAAGAATTAAAAGCTAGAATAGAGGTTTTAGAAAATGAGTAGTATTATAAAAGTAAATACGATCCAGGACCAAGCAGGTAATAATATTATAAACGAATCAGGTAACACGATTACTATCGGTGCATCTGGTGATACTATTACAATTCCTTCAGGAGCAACTTTTACAAACTCAGGAACTACTTCAGCAATCACAATCTCTGGAGCATTGACCGTTGACGGTGGCACAATAAAACTAGATGGTAACTATCCAACAGGAAGTAACAACGTTGCTATGGGAGATACTGCTTTAGATTCTTTAACTTCAGGTGATCAAAATACAGCTATAGGATTTGCAGCATTAACAGCAAATACAGAAGGTACAAATAACACAGCTATAGGATTGTGTGCTTTATGTTCTAATACGACAGGTGATACGAATACTGCTCTAGGTGTAAATGCACTAGATGCTAATACTACAGGAGATGAAAACACAGGATTAGGTGGTTCAGCTCTTGGTGTTAATACTACAGGTTGTTACAATACGGCAGTAGGTAGGTTTGCTTTATTCGCTAACACAACAGCTTCAAACAACACAGCAGTTGGATATTGTTCTTTAAAAGTTAATACAACAGGTGCATGTAATGTATCAGTTGGTGTTTTTACTTTAGATGCTAATACTACAGGAGGATGTAATACAGGTTTAGGTTATGGTGCTTTATCTGTTAACACAACAGGAGCAAATAATACAGCAGTTGGTTTTTATAGTTTGTTAGAAAACACAACAGCAAGTAATAATACAGCAGTTGGTACTCAAGCTTTAAGAGCTAACACTACAGGAACAACCAATGTTGCTGTTGGTCTTTGTGCATTAAAGGCAAACACTACAGCAGATGACAATACATCAATAGGTGGTCAAACACTTTCAGCTAACACCACAGGTGCTCGTAATACAGCTTTAGGTCAAGGTGCTTTATTTACTAATACCACAGCATCAAATAATACAGCTCTTGGTCGTCATGCTTTACTTTTAAACACGACAGGAGCATCAAATGTTGCTGTTGGAAAAGGTTCATTAGATGCTAACACTGAGGGTTCATGTAATGTTGCAGTTGGAGAAGATTCATTAGGTGCTAACAATACAGGAGTTCACAATGTAGCAGTAGGAACAATCGCTTTATTATCAAACACAACAGGGGGAGAAAATACTGCAGTAGGTTGGGGTTCACAAGCAAGTAACACAACAGCTGGTTCAAACTCATCTTTTGGAAATCAATCGTTATGTTTAAATTCAACAGGTTGTTGTAATACGTCTATTGGTTTTAGATCAATGTGTAGTAATACAACAGGAGACAAAAACGTAGCAGTAGGAAATAATGCTTTATCAAAAAACACATCAGCAGATAGTAATACAGCAGTTGGTTTTCAATCACTTCTTGTTAATACGACAGGTTATCAGAACACAGCTGTAGGTGCATGTGCTTTAAATTCTAACACCACAGGGGAAACAAATACCGCAGTAGGTCATGCAAGTTTATGTGATAATACGACAGGGAGTAACAATACAGCATTTGGTAAAAATGCTTTACTTTCAAATACAACAGCAACTGTAAATACTGCTGTTGGTAGAGATGCTTTAAAAACAAACACAACAGGTGGTTCAAATACAGCAGTTGGTCATGGTGCTTTACAAGCTAACACAACAGCAAACGATAATGTTGCTGTTGGTAGAGAAGCAATGTACACTAACACAACAGGAACTGAAAACACTGCAGTTGGACACGATGCTCTTTATTCAAATACAACAGAAAACAGTAATTCAGCATTTGGATTTCAAGCATTGCGTGCTAATACAAACGATGC